GGACTGTCGCTCGAATTAGATCCATAGCTGAAAGTGACCAATCTTCTTCTTGGCCAACTGCGTTGGGATTCCATGTAAGACGTTTTAGCTCTGACTTTGAAGCATTTAGGATTGAATCTACTGGAGGAGCAATCTTCAAAGGCGCCTCTAGCGAGTACGCCCGCATCGACAGCTCCGGCAGGTTGTTAGTTGGCACGTCTAGTGCATACACAATCGGCTCATCTTCAAGTTGGGCTATCCAAGCAGCGACAGCAGGAATTTCTGCGATAAGACCAACCAATGACACCAATCCGGCAACATTAACTTTAGCCAAAACAAGATCGACATCTCTTGGCTCGTTTGCCATTGTTCAAAACAACGACAATATCGGCATTGTCGATTTTGCTGCTGATGATGGCACGGATTACGCAACTTCAGCGGCAAGAATTATTTGCCAAGTAGACGGGACCCCCGGCACCAACGACATGCCGGGCAGGCTTGTCTTTTCGACGACCGCTGACGGAGCGAGCAGCCCAACAGAGCGGATGAGGATCAATGCCGATGGATCACTGTGGTTTGGTCAAACAACGCGAACCAATGTTGGAGTTAACAATACAACAAATGGGTTTGGCTTGGGTAGTAATGGCATTATCCACACATCCGTAGATTCCTCTGCATGTTTGTATGTAAATAGAACCACTGATGACGGTGATTTAGTCAGCTTCCGGCAAGCCGGAACTCAAGAAGGTAGTATCTCTGTCTCCGGTACCGCCGTCAGCTACAATGGTGCTCACCTGTCCCGTTGGTCTCAGCTCCCTGGTGGTGATGAGCGTACTGAGATCCTGCGCGGCACTGTGCTCAGCAACATCGATGAGATGTGCGTTTGGGGCGATGAAGATAACGAACAGCTCAACCGCATGAAAGTGAGCGACGTTGAAGGCGACCCGAACGTATCGGGCGTCTTCCAGGGCTGGGACGATGATGACGACACGTACACCGACGACTTCTATTGCGCGATGACAGGTGACTTCATCATCCGCATTGCCGAAGGCGTCACGGTCCAGCGCGGTGATCTGCTGATGTCTGCTGGTGACGGCACTGCCAAGCCCCAAGACGATGACATCGTGCGGAGCAAGACCATCGCCAAAGTGACTTCAACTCATGTCACCTGCACTTACGAGGATGGCAGCTACTGCGTGCCTTGCGTTCTGATGGCTTGCTGATTAGTCCTACTCACTAAAAACAAGGGGCGGCATTCCACCGTCCCTTTTCTTTTTCATCGCTTAAACTAACTAAGACTAATTGATTGATCATGGCCACTGAATTCACTTGGGGCGTTGCCCAGCTCGAACGTCAGCTTTCTGACGGTACGGTATATACTGTTCACTATACCATTGAAGCTTTTGATGGTACTTATCGTTCGTCGGCATATGGTAGTCTCGGACTTGAGGCTCCCGATGAAGATGAAATGATTCCGTATGCAGACCTCACGCCCGAAATTGTCATTGATTGGGTGAAGGAAAAGTTTGGCGAGGAGAAGGTGCAAGAAATTTGCGACGCTCTCCAGGCACAAATTGATCAGCAGAAAACTCCCACCACTGGCACTGGTCTGCCTTGGGCTAGCTAAGCTTTTATTTTCATCGTCCTTCCATGGCGGCAAAATCAAAGATTGGCATCAGCGGACAAAAACTGTTCACGCCTGGTAAGCCTAAAACGACTCGCCAGGGCAATGGCAAAAACAGCAAGGCTAGTCACGGGCGTAAGCTCCGCAAAGGACAAGGCAAATAAGCAAAGGGCCGAAAGGCCCTTTCTTTTTGCGCTTACAATGGGAAGAAAGCATTATCAAAATGATAGAGCCAGGAAAATACGATATCACAATTCATCAAGGGGCCACTTTTGAACTGCCTTTGCAATACAAAGACAGCACGGGCGCCCCAGTAAACATGAGCGGCTACACGGCCAGTGGCACGTTGTGGAACCGTACGGGCACTGCAAAGCTTGCTGCTTTTGATCTTCCTTGGACAGCACAAGCTAGTGGTATGTTCAAAATGCGTTTAGAAGCAAGCGTGACAAGCGGCCTTAGTGAGCAGGGGCAATACGATATTTTGATTACAGAACCAAGTGGTGATAAGTTTTATCTTCTTGAAGGCAATGCCTTTCTAAATCTTGGGCTGACAGGACGATGACACAAGTGACAGTGAGCGTGCAGCAATCGCACGTTGTAATTCAAGAAGAAGACGGAGCAGTTGTTGTTCCTTCTCCATTGTCTCCGACAAAGCTAGAAATTTGGCAACCAGGCATGGCACCTGGCGGCAAAACAAACGATGTGCTTATTAAAAGCTCAGATCAAGATTATGACAGTGAATGGACTGACGAGCCCATTGTTGACAAGCTTCGCTTTGATCTTGCTGCTGCGGAAGACGGAGCAGCAGAAGGCGAGCTTACGTGGAATGTAGATGAAGGCACTCTTGAGCTAGGCAAAAATGGAGTGAGCAATTATCTTGGTCAAGAGACCATGGTGCTATGCCGCAATGCGAGCAATACAGTGGCCATTCCCAAGGGAACTGCTGTTAGATTTGCTGGCACGCTGGGTGCAAGTGGCAGATTAAAAGTGGCTCCGATGGTAGCTGATGGGAGTTTGCCAGGTTATGTATTTTTTGGCGTAACAGACCAAGCAATTGCTGGAGCAAGTGATGGTTATGTCACTGTATTTGGCAAGATTCGTGGAATCAACACGAGCGCTTATTTGGAAGGCGACATTCTTTGGTGCTCTCCTTCTGTGCCTGGTGGGTTTACCAAGGTTGAGCCGTATGCCCCTAATTTAAAACTGGCAGTAGCTGCAGTAATTAGCTCCGGGAATAATGGCGTAATTTTTGTTCGCTGGGACACCGGTAGGCGCCTGCAAGACTTGCATGACGTGGAGGCTAATGGCAGCAAAGATAATGGAGACGTGCTGGGATGGAGCAGCAGTGCTGGCAGGTGGGAGCCAACTGATCGGCTAACGCTTCTAGAGGCGAGGGTGGCAGCGTTGGAAGGGGCTTGATAGCCCTAAACTAAGCAAGACATTTTTCCTTTCTCATGGACTCCTTCAAGGATCAATGGTATCAACAGCAAGTGGATCACATTTCTGACGCTCTCCAAGAGCTTCTCGTTGACGATGATCCTGCTGTTGCCATTAAAGGACTAAGCGAAGCTATTGCTAGCTGGGAAGACTATCACGAAAAGGAACTTGCTAAATGGAAGCGCCTTAGGGCGCTTCTGAATTGGGAAGCTGATATGTAATCCTTAGCTCTCCTCCAAGCGCCTTTACAGCCTCGCTGGCGCCCGCTGGTGGGGCTGTTTCAATGAGGACAGACGGAACAATGGCATCGGGGAGGGACGTAATTTTTGCTTTAGGGAAAAGCTTGTGAGCTTCCCACGCGAGGGCGTTGGCTTTGTTTTCTCTTTCCTCTTGCTCCCATTGCGCCACTAACGAAGCCGTTTGCTTGTCAACGGTTTCCATGACAATTTTGGTTTTCCATTCGGCCCAGTCAGGACGACAATGCTTCATCAGTCGTTTGAACCATGGATTAAAAGCAAGAGAGGGCCATCGTGTGACGGCCCATAGTCCCGCTTCATAGCAGAGAGCATATAACCAGCTTTCGCGCGTCACTGACTTTCTTGATAGACACTAATGAAGAGAGATCCTTTATTTGCTAGCGGCAAAACTTTGTCGCGGAGATCAATGTTAAACGCACGGCAACAACCGTGAGTTGGCACTAAAGGCTGCCTTGGAGCCCATGCACCTGGCCAACCATTCGCCGAACCTCCGCCATGCAGCATAATTCCCGCCCTGCCATTATTGCGTTCTTGACCCTCAAGATCAATCATGTCAAAGCTGTACCAGCCGTAAGACATTAGCGTGCGATCATAGGCAGGCTTGCCCCCCACTCTGTCATAATCTCGATAAATAGTACCTACTTTGTACACACCTACTGGCGTATCGCTATTTTGGATGCGCCATTCAAAATCACTATATTGCCCACGAGCAAGACAAGGAATTTCCCATAAAAGCTTTCCTTCATAGGAAAAAGCTTTCATGGTTTCCACTGCATCGTTCACGACAAGATGATAGTCGCCTGGCTTAAAGCCGAAATCATGCGGGCGTTTCTTGGGGCCAATCATAGTAATTTTCGTAGATTCAGGAGCATATTCTTTCATGAGCTTAGAAAGCTTTGCAGGATACTCTGGATCCGTTGCATAGCTTTGCTCTTTTAGCATGCGGGCTGCAGCGTAACGATTAGGCGCATTATTGACGCCTTTGAAATGACGATAGTCTTTATACCAGCGCGTCACTAGATATTCAATGCAAGCAGCAAGACTTGGAAAGTCAAGAAAGCCTGCTTTGATTGTCACCCATTGGCCATCGTAAAATTCTTGAGTGGTAGTAGTTGTACCCTCGCCCTTTGCGCCGATGTAATTATGCCTACCAGACGTGTGCTTGCCAAAGCCGCTTTCTAGGCAGCATTGCGCAGCAACAAGCTCTGGATAGCGGGCACCACATTTTCGCGCAATGGTTTGGCACGAGTCCCAGAATGCCCTATTAGAAGCCGACATGGCTTCAGTCCTTCACGCGGAAGATAGCCTTAAGGCCAGTCAAGATCAGTTGCAGGATATTATTTTCTTTGTAAGGGGTGCGCTCAATAATTTGATCAAGAGCAGCAACAATGATGCCACCAACAACGAACCATTCGACGCCAGTCATGATGATTCTCCTAGAAGATGAATGTTCTTAAAGCCTAGCGTTTAATCTCAAGGCTGCGCACTCTTGTTTCAATATCGCTCATTTTGTCCGTCAGAGCGCTAAGTTTTTCAGTGACGCTTTCAATTTGTACTGCCACTCTTGCTTGTTGATTGCCAACAGTGATAAGCATGGCTCCAGTGGAAAGAAGCATGCCAGCCGTGATAGTGGCCACAAAATTGGCCATGCCCTCTTTGAATGGTTCCATGGAGATTCCCTGCAATTTTTATATTAGCTAAAACGCATTATTTGCTTGTTGCCCGTTAGATTGTTTGCAGAAAAAGTAAATAGTGCCATGCCAAGAGCGAATGGTCCCGATGAGCTGCTTTACTCTCTCATTGAACTTCGCCCTGGAGACGCTAGAAGGAGATTCCGTAAGAGTATTTTTGAAGATTATCCGCTGCGAGGGCCGCTTGGACAATGCGCCTGTGCGTATTGTGGGCGATGGGATCAGAAGCTAACTATTGATCACATTGTGCCCAAAAGCAAAGGCGGGCCTCATTTTGCAAAATATAATTTAGTGCCAAGTTGTCAAGCATGTAATTTACTGAAAGGGGCGGAGCCTATTTTTGAATGGTGGCGTCCGCAGCGCTTCTGGACTGAAAAGCGAGAAGAGATTTTGTTGGCATGGGTGCATCACAATAGTTTTGTTAGCGCCCACACTTCATTGCAGGATATTGAAGCATTTGCGGAGGAGCGTGATTATTACATTCCACCGTCAAAAGAAGAAGCCCCCATTTCTGGGGGCTTTTGCTATACAGAATGGCAGGCAGCTTAGGCTTTATCTACTGGCGCGAATAGATCGCCTTCTTTTGGGGGAAGATCGAAACGAATACCAGGAATAGGGCACACGCCATCTTTGCAGCCATTGTCAATATTATTTTCAATGGCCGCAAGAGCTTCGCGTTCTTGATCAGTTTCAAGGGCAAAAATAATTTGATTGAGATACCAATTTGCCTTTTGCAGATCTTCAAGGCCGCCTTTCTTTTCGTAGCGCCAAACGTATTTGATCACATTGCCCTTGCAAAAGCCGTGATAGGCTTCAGGGCTCATGCTTGCCTCAATGCCCTCAATGGCTTCAATACCGCCATTATTGTAGTGAGAGGGATGATGCACGGGATGAGAAACAACGGGAGCTTGTTCAAAAGGCATTGCCATTTTCCTCGAATGCTTGGAAAGCTTCTTTAAAGAGAGGGCGGGCCAATGTGGCCAAGGCTTGAGCGTAGCATTGGATTTCGCCTTGCGCATCAGGCTTATCGCGCAATGAAAGGAAATGCAGAAGGGCTTGCAAACTACAGGTCCACGTAAAGGAAGAATATGCACTCATTGGCATGATGCCACGAGCCTGCTCCTTGCTCACGCCCAGCGTCAAAAGGGCCTTGTAAGCCTGCTTGGCCTGCTCTAGCGCCTTGGCATATTCAATCATCGCCATTTGGTTCATAGAGGGCTCTAGAGGGCCGGCAGAGGCTTGCTTGTTACTGGCGCTTTGCTGCCTGAACTGACGAGGCATGTAATACACGTCATCATCTGCTTCGCAATAACGAAAGCTCTTTTCATTCCAGCCAAGTTGATCATTGGCAAATGTACCACCAATGACATGCTTCCACCATTGACGACAAATAAAGAGCGGAGCTTTTACTTGCCATTTCGTAACAACTCCCCTGAAGGGGCTGGTGTGCTGATGCTTCACCAAATAGTTAAGAAGCTTCTGATCCTTATCAGTCCATTCAAAAGAGGCTTGATCGAAACTTTGCCGCGCATCACAAACGATGTCAAGCGAAGTTCCCATCCAATCAATGAGCCTGACAAAGCTAATACCGTCACAGAGGGGATCAATTGTTTGAAGAGGAGAAGAAGTCATTTGTTGATTTTGTTGGTAGGCCAAATGAGCATGCGAATAGTAATGGCAATTAGCACCCACTGCCAAAAACCAAGCGTAAATGCAGGGAAAATCCATCCCACGCAAATACTTAGCAACCATGACCGCAGGCAAATCAAGCCAAAAGCGACAAGGATTTCAGCAATGCCCTTGCTAATAGTCTCAAGGGGATCGTCGTGAGTTGGAGATAAAGTCATGAATCAAGAGGAAGGGGTGGAGCCTCTGGAAGCCAATGATAGGCGCCAGCTTCGTTTCAGAGTGCCAGACAATGCGAGCTTTGCTTTGTCTTCCGTCTTTCACGATGGCGGCAATGGTGCCGATCAAACTAGTAGGCATCCAACCAGCGGCCGTATATTGTACGTACACGACGGTTTGCCCAACTTCCCAAGTGTGGGACACTGGCGTTTTCGGGAGGGCTCTGAAGGAAGCCGTACCAAGCTTTTCGGCTTTCCTTCCATCGTCCACTGGGTAAACAAACTGCCTGCCATTTCTCTGCATCGCTAGGCTAAAGCAAACGACTAGGGATCAATGTCAAGGCTTTTCAGTGTTCCAGTAGCATTAAGCTACAACGGACGTGACTACATTACTGAAATGGGGCCTTTTGAACGGAGCATGGAAAGGGACTTTGCCCTTGTTGCCAATAAAAAAGCATTGGACGAATGTAACGATATTGCAAAAATTAAAGAAGTGGCATGGAACATGATGCAAGGCTGGAGCAACATGCAAGATGCTACGGCTTCGCTCGTTAAGGAGAATCTTGAGCTGCGTCAAGCCATGCAAATCCAGCAAATGGACTTAGAAGCAGCAGATGCCTTACTTGGGGAAGCCGGTGAAACCATTAAGGCATTCTCAGAACAGCAGCAATCTTCTCAAGCCAGGCGATTTCTTTGGCCGTTTGGGAAGTAAGCTATTTTTGTAGTAGGCGATGACGAATGTGTTGAGCGATTTGCTGTAGCACTGCTTGGTCTGTTGCCGTTTCTGAAACGAGGAGAAACACTTGCCAATCAGAGAATTGCGCAAGATTGAACTTTCTGGCATCTCTGGCATAGCCTGATGCTTGAACATGGCGTCCGCGATTCCATGTTCCTCCCTGCACTTCGACAATGATTTTTGCTTCAATGTGAGCAAAGTCAGCTCGATAGCGTTTGCTGCGTTTGCTTTTGGCGTAGCGCTGTTGGAAGTCTTGCTCCCATGATTCAATAGCTGAATATTCGCGCTCAAGAGAAAGGTCTGGCGCAATGAGCAGCCATGCTTTAAGGAAGTTGTCTTCAAGAGCGCTCATAGGCAAATATTAACGCGCTTCTCGCGCCCGTGGCTTACCCTTGCCTTTCACGCCTCATCCAAGCACGCAGCACCAAACCTCTGGCCCAGTAATTGCATTCCTCATGCCCCTGGCTTTCCTGGGCGAACACTGCCCCAGCGAACCGTTCCGAACCCCGCCTCGCCACTGACCTCAATGCGCACTTCTCGTGCCCGTAAACTACCTTGCTACACCATTGCCCACCCCGCCTTGCCCGGCCCCCGACCAAGGCATTTGCACTTCTCGTGCCCTCGACCCGCCAGGCCACGCCTCGCCTTGTCCAAGCGTTCCGAGCCGGACCTCCGGCCAAAAAAAAATGTTGCACTCTTCGTGCCCAAGCACCACCAAACCTTGCCTCGCCGTGCTCAGCCCCGCCCCGCCGCAGCGGACCCAGCCCCCGACCAAAAGAAAAGGCTCCCTTGAGTGGGAGCCTTAATCATAAACCCTTAACGCCTAGCTGTCAAGAGAATTGCCCTTCGCTCACTGCAAACCGACCGAAGCGAGGCCGCCATTCACAAAGTCCAATCTGAGAGCCAGCGGCTTCGGCTAAATCTTCAATTTGCTGTTTATTGAAAACGGCGTCGTTAAAGACAATAGTGGCTTGTGACCACCATCCAAGCCCAAAGATGGGACGAGTGCGCATGACCTTCGCAGTGCCTACGCGAACTCCCTTGCGGAAGGTGAACTTGCCGCTTTCGTACATAGCGTCAAGAGCCTCTTCATCCACGGAATCAGGAATGCCGTCTCCACAAATCAGCAAGTGGTCTTCCACAAACAAGCCGCGAGCCGCATCCTTGCCAAGGCGAGAAAGCTTAGCCGCCCCCACGAGTGATGCTTCAAAGCAGTCTGAAGGAACAATCAACTTGCCTTCGTTCACATAGAGACCGCCACGCCATTCAAGCTTGGCCATCATCTCATGATCGGCTTCAGTTTTCTTGCGCTTGCCCGAAATCTTTTTGATTTCTTGGCTAAAAGCGTAAAATGGGTCGGCCAATTCGCCGTTGTGGACGATCAACGGGGCAATCCCCGTGATCTTGAAGGTGTACTGCTGTTGAGCCATTGTTAAAAGACAATGAGGGTCGTGTGGTCTTGTGATCAATAATTGCAGGGACTCCTTGAAGCTCATGCTTACGACGGCGAACGCTGTCTGTGATGGCTTCGTGGCAGTGCTTGCAGAGTGTGATCAAGTCGGAAAGTGACTCTCGCCCCAATGGCTTGGGGTAGTGGTAGTCTGGCGGTCCGCCGTATTTGTGGTGGACCTCCAGGTCTTCGCGACTACCACAAGTTTGGCAGCAATACCCATCAACGTCAAGCCTCTCTAGCCGTTTTTCGGCCCAAGTTTCGGAGAGCATGTATCGGCTGTAGTAATCAGTGGCTGGCTTTTTCATGAGTGCAGATAATGAGAAGGAGGGCTTGCGCCCTCCTCGCCATGTTATGCCAAGCCGTAGCACACCCCGCGATGCCGAAACCCGCCGAGCAAAAACAGCTTAGCAAGACTTTGAGTTAAACGGTTGCAAAAGCTGGGCGACTGCCTTGATTCTGATACTTGCCTTCGCCGTAAGCCTTCGCAGCTTCACTTTCCATCTGCAAAAACATTACTTGGACAATGCCTTCATTGGCATAAATGCGAACTGGAAAAGCCAGGGGGTTGATAATACAAATAGTAAGATGACCAGACCAGCCAGGCTCAATTGGGCAGACGTTAAGAATGGTCCCTTGACGAGCATACGTTGACTTCCCATCCGTGATGCCCATCACATTGTTAGGCATCGAGATGCGTTCAAGGCTAACGCCAAGAGCGTAGGAAAAAGGCGGAAGCACAAAGAACGTGCTGCCATTTTCTTGCCGAGGCGTCTGCTCTTCCATCAGCTCCGTGTCGAAGCTTTTCACATCCAGAGGGAAGTCCTTACTTACGCTGTTATCAATGACCATAAAGCCTTCAGGAGAAAGGCGCAGGTCATAACCAGCGTGAGACAGTCCGTAAGACAATGCTTTCGTACCATTGTCTAATTCACGACGCTTCTCTCCAGTGAAAGGAAAGATGATGTCGTTTTCAGCAAGAATGCTAATTTGCTTGTCGTTAAGAAGCACTTTTTGAAGAGCGAGAAAACAAGCCCATGACGAGCCAAATCAAAATTGCGGCAGGCCAAAAGGGCACAGACGGCCAGATTGACTGGACCGCCCATGCCCCTACACATGCCGCTCCAAAACTAAGTCCCAAGGCAATGACCAATGCCAAAAGATAGACAGGCCAGTCAGTGGGTTCGGAGCGTTTCGTCATCAGAACAGATCGTCGTTAGACGAAGATGATGCGAAGCTGCTACCTGCGCTTTCGCCGTTCTGCCAGAAGGAAGAATAAGCTTTAGGGCTATTTTCCATCTTGTTGACAGTCACTTGCCCTTTGAAATGAGGAGCTGTGTCCTTGTCACGCTTGTCGTTGTTCCACAGTGCCACGCGGAAGCTGTAGTTTCCTTGTGCATTGGGACCAGCCTTTTTGGCTGCATTCAGAATGTCGGGGGTGAGATCGACAGTACCGCTGAAAACGGGGAGATTGCCAGAGGGCATGTAGTGTTCCTCAGAAGGAGAGTGGTCGGCCCTGGAGGGGCTCTAGAAGCATAGCTGGTGCAGACGGGGAGTCAAGCTCCACGGTCCATAGAAATGGTTAAGGGGCGTCCGCCAGGGTAGTGCTCGAAAAAGTACTGTTGCGTCTTCTGAGCCATGATCCCTGCCTGCATGGCAAGATCAGTGCCATCAAGGCTCACGATTTGAGCCTCCTGTCCTTTGCCCGTATCGGGATCGTAAATGGCGATAGCGCAATGCGCCTCGTTGATTTCGATGCCATACATCTGCTCAATGGCTTGGGAATAAGCTCCGAGCTGCATGCGGTAGTCGCCTAACTGCGTATCAGGCTTTTGCTTGTAGCTTGTCTTCCAATCGAGCAAGGCGATATTACCGTTGCCCATGGTCGCAAGCATGTCAAACGTGCCCGAATAGCCAGTTTCAGTGGAGGGGCAATACCAAGCAATGGCACTTTCCACCAACAATGGACTGGCCACGCTAGTTAGGAAGTTGGCAATGCTGTCGAAATAAGGAACAAACAATGGATGGGAGTCAAGATGACAGTTGATGTCCTCGCCGTTCCAGAAATCTTCTAGCACGCCATGAAGCCAATTGCCACGTTCTACAGCAGAGCGTGTACGACGATTGGCTTCTTCATTGCCTACTTTCTTGCGCCAGTTCATGAGCGCTGCAATCTTGCCAGGCGGCGAACACGCGCTCGCAATAGTCGTCACAGAGGGCAAAACAATGCCTTCTGGGGCATTTGGAAAATTTTGCAAGCAATAGTAACGACGGTTGTTGATCTGAAGCCGATTGGGTTCGTAGCGGGCGAGAGAAGGCATCGAAAGGGCGTCGA